CAGTGTATCAAATAATGCTCAATCCAAACATCCGAATTATGTGGGTTGGTGGGAACGAGGACATAGCAAAGAATGCTGTTAGTTCTGTATTAGACCACTTAGAACAAAACGATAGATTACAAGAAGACTTTTGTGCTCCAGGTAAGAACTTCAAACCTGATAATAGGTCAGGTAAACAATGGTCACAGAATCAATTTACTGTAGGTACAAGAACAGTACCAGGCATTAAATCTCCAACAATGGTTGCTGTAGGTAAAGGTGGAAAGATACTTTCAAGAGACTGCGACTTAATAATTGCAGACGACATTGAAGACCACCAGACAACAATGCAACCTGGTGCAAGAGAGAACACAAGACAATGGTGGACAACAACTCTTTCTTCAAGAAAAGAGGAACATACTGCTGTTGTAGTAATAGGTTCAAGACAACACTCAGATGATTTATATCATCACCTACTAGCTAATGATAGTTTTGAATCTATTGTTGAATCAGCACATGATGTGACTTGTGGAATAGAACAACACTTTGTTGATGACCATGTTGACTGTTTACTATGGCCTTCTAAGAGAACTTACAAATGGTTAATGTCCAGACAACAAGCTGCAGAGACTACAGGTGGTAGACAGATATACGAAATGGTTTATTACAATCAAGCTTTTGTTGAAGGTACACAAATATTTACTATAGACATGATTGATTCATGCATGAGACCAGACCTAGTTATCGGGCAGGTACCAGGAAGTTTACATTTAGTTGCTGGACTTGACCCTGCTAGTTCTGGATATCAGGCAGCAGTACTATGGGGAATAAACTCCTATAGAGGTGAGCTCTTCCTTATAGATATTGAGAACAGACAAGGTGGGGGAGTGAAACATGCTCTACAGATTATGTCTGACTGGTATCAAAAATATGATTTACAACATTGGGTAATTGAAGAGAATGGTTTTCAATCTGCTA